AGTTAATGTAGGAGTTCAAACATTAAGTACAGGAGCACCTAATATTGAATTTATTGGTACTGCTGCTATTAGTGGTGGTAATATTGTAAGTATTGCTATTACCAATCCTGGTACTGGTTACACATCAACTAATCCTCCATCAGTTGTGATAGATGAACCATTATCATATAGCAACATGCCTTTGTTCTATCCTTCAAATCAATCTGGAGTAGGATCAGAAGCAAGAGCTAATGTGGTTGTTGGTTTAGGTGGTAGTGTAATTGATTTTGAAATTATCAATCAAGGATATGGTTATGGTGAAACTCAAAAGTTGACTATAGGTGTTGGTGGTACTGTTGGTATTCCAACTGCAGGTGCTGCAGAATTTAGAGAATTCCAACTCACAGTCAATGAGACTGTAAGTGATAGTTTTGCTGGATGGACAGTTGGGGATTTCCAAGTTCTTGACCCATTAGATTCTTTATTCGATGGAAAGACAATTTCATTTGCATTGAATTTAAATGGAGTACAGCAAACTATTCAATCTAAACCAGGATCAAATATAGATGTTGAAGTTCTTATATTAGTATTCATTAATGATATTCTCCAAGTTCCTAATGTTGGATATGAATTTAAAGGTGGTAGTTTTATAACATTTAAAGAAGCACCAAAAGAAGGTGATACTTCTAAGATTTTATTCTACAGAGGAACTGGTTCTGTTGATGTTGCAACTGTTGATATTTTAGAAACAGTTAAGAAGGGAGATGAATTAAAATTATATGATCAATCTATAGGTTTAGAGGAGAATAAGAGAACAGTATCTGTTATTAATTCTTCTGATAGTGTTAATACAACTCTCTACCCTGGTCCTGGTATTACTACTGATGAAAGTTTCCAAAGATCTGTTAATTGGTCTAGGCAAACTCAAGATAAATTTATAGATGGAGAAGTAGTTACTAAGGATAGACCTCATTATGAACCATTAATATATCCCAATACTAATATTATTCAATCGGTGGGTGTAGGTTCTACTGTAATATTTGTTTCTAATATTAGAACATTCTTTGATAGTTCTAAAGAAAATTACAGTGGTCAAACTGATATTAGAATTGTTTCTCAAGATAGTTTAGTTGGAGCATCTGCTACTTCCTTTGTTTCTGTTGCTGGAACTGTAACATCATTTGATATTACAAATCCTGGTGTAGGATATACTATAGCACCAACTGTATCTATTGTTACTCCTATAGGATTGACTACTTCTCAGGGTGCTAGAGCAACTGCTACTATAAGTGGGGTTGGAACTGTAAGTGCTATTACAGTTTCTTATGGAGGAACCACTAGTGGGTTTGCATATACTAGCACTGCTGCTCCTGCAGTTTTGATAGGAGAACCTAAATCAGCTGCTTCTATAGAGACTATCAATGATGTATCATACTCTGGTGATTTTGGAATTATATCTGGTATTTCTACAACATCTGTTGGTGTAGCATCTACTGGTATTGTCTTTGATTTACTTCTTCCTAAGGAGTCATTATTCAGAAATGCTGCTACTGTAGGAACTGCTCTTACAGTAAGTGGAATTGCAACTGGATATTACTTTACAGTCTTTAATTCTAATGTAGGTGCTTCAGTTACTTCTTTATATCAAGATGGAACTGTGGTAGGTATAGGAACTTCCTTCTTAGATAATGTCTATGAGGTTGCTAATGTTTCTATTGCTCAAACTATGGGTATAGGAATTGGATTGACTTATGTTGCACAAGTGACAGTCAGTGTTCAAGATTATAATGGATTGACTGGATTAGGACATAGTGAGTTCTTTGGTGAGTATAGTTGGGGAAGAATTGCTACTGCTCCTAGAGGATCAGCAAGAGTATTTACTTCTTATGCTGGTAATTCTACTGGATTAAGTGGTATATCTAGTTCTCCGATAATTGAAAGAGTGAATCCTTTAAGATACGTAAATTATAACACCTAAATAACTAAAAAAATACGTAAAAATGTCAGCCATTATAACTGATCAACTTAGAATATTGAATGCTAAGAATTTTGTCTCAGCAGCAACTTCTACTGTCAATTCATATTATTCTTTTGTTGGTTTACCTAATGCAACTAATTATTCTTCTACTTGGGATGCCAATCCTCCTGCTCCTAAGGATAGTTTTGACCAAGAAGATGATTATTGGGATACTATGGTAGCACTTAAGAAGATTACAACTTCTGACGTGCGTAGAGTGGTTACTAAGAATACTTGGACTTCTGGTATAACTTATGACATGTATAGGGGAGATATTAGTAGAACAAATACAGCAAAACCTTCTGGAGCAACTAATTTATATGCCTCAAAATATTTTGTAGTAAATGAAGATTATAAGGTCTACATTTGCCTTCAGAATGGAACAGATCCAGAAAATACTACAGGAAGACCTTCACTAGATCAACCCACATTTACAGATCTTGAACCTAAATCTGCAGGTGATAGTGGTGATGGTTATGTATGGAAATATCTTTATACTATTAAACCAAGCGATATTGCAAAATTTGATTCAACTAATTTTATGCCTGTTCCTAGTGATTGGGAAACAAGCACTGATAATGCTGCTGTAAGAGATAATGCATCAACTAGTGGACAATTAAAAATTGCTACTATTATTAATAGAGGATCTGGTATAGGAACTGCTAATAGAACTTATACTGGTGTTCCTGTAAATGGTGATGGATCTGGAGCAGAGGCAACTATTGTTATTAATAATGATGCTAAAGTTGAGTCTATTAATATAGCAAAAGGTGGATCTGGTTACACTTATGGTACTATTGATCTAGTTGCTGGTGGAGTTCCTGTAGGTACTACTACTCCAGTTTTTAATGTTATTATTCCTCCTCAAGGAGGTCATGGAGAAGATATCTACAGAGAATTGGGAGCAACTAATGTTTTAATATATTCTAAAATTGAAAATGATGCAGAAAACCCTGATTTTATCACTGGAAACCAAATTGCTAGAATTGGAATTGTAGAGAATCCTCAAGCTTATGATTCAACTTCCAATTTAACTCTTTCTAAAGCAAGTTCTCTTTATGCATTAAAATTAATTGGAGCAGGTTATACTACTGCTACTTTTAATTTAGATGGTCAAGTTACTCAGACTGTAGGGGTAGGTTCTACTGCTGTAGGAAGAGTTGTTTCTTATGACCAAACTACAGGAGTTCTTAAATATTGGCAAGATAAAAGTTTAGTTGGATTTAATACTGACGGATCTTTAAAAACTGATCCTACTTATGGTTATTCATTACATGCATTTACAGCAAATCCTACTACTGGAGGAAATGTTAATATTGCTAGTAATGAGGGTACTTTAGGAATAGATACTAACTTTGGAAGTTCAGGTAGTCCTGGTATAAGTACCATAATAAATAATAGAACATATTACCTTGGGCAGAGTTTTAATCAAGGAGTTTCAAATCCTGAAGTTAAGAAGTACTCTGGAAATATAATTTATGTTGATAACAGACCTTCTATTACTAGGTCTGCTAACCAAAGAGAAGATATCAAAGTCATTTTGCAATTCTAAAGAATCATGCCACAGGAAACCAATTTAAACGTCGCTCCTTATTTTGACGATTTTAATGCAAAAGACAATTATTGCAAAATATTATTTAAACCTGGATTGCCAGTACAGGCTAGAGAATTAACAGGAATTCAATCTATTTTACAGAATCAGATTGAAAAATTTGGACAACATGTTTTTAAGGATGGATCTTCTGTAACTGGAGGAGGAGTTAGGTATAATGGAGCTTATACTTCAGTTAGAATACAAAGATCTAATGAGGGAATAGATGTTGCTTCATATCTTAGCGATTTAATAGGTCAAGTAGTAATTGGTAGTCAATCTGGAGTAAAAGCTAAAATAAAATCATTTATAGGTAAACCACTTAGCGGTAATTGGTATGTTTTATTCATTTCATATTTAAATACTGGTGGTGAAGATAATGAAATATTTACTGGCGGTGAAAGTTTATTGTTAGATAATAATGTATTATCTACTTTGAATGGATTAACTTTTCAACCAGGAGAACCTATAGCTCAAGCTGTAGATGAAAATTGTTGTTTTACTGGAAGTGCAGCAATATTATCTAATGGAATTTATTTTGTAAGAGGGTATTTTATAGAAGTTCCTTCTCAAACTATTATTTTAGATCCTTATAGGAGTGATGTAAGTTTTAAAGTAGGATTGGAAGTTAAAGAATCTATTATTACTTCAGATTTAGATCAAAAATTAACAGATAATGCAGCTGGATATAGTAACTATACAGCTCCTGGTGCTGATAGATTGGGTATTACTGTAAGATTGAGGTCTATAAGTCCACTTGAAGAAAAACCATCTAATTTTATAGATTTGATGGAAATTATACAAGGAGAATTAGTTTATGTACGTCAAGAAAATGATTATAATGAACTAGCAAATGAATTTGCTAGAAGAACTTTTGACGAATCTGGCAATTACTATATTAAACCATTTTCTCTTACTGTTAGAAATACTTTAAATAATTATGAAGGAAATAATGGTATCTTTAATAAAGAGCAAACAACTTATAATAATCAAACTCCAAGTGATGATTTAGGAACTTACAGGTTATCTCCAGGAAAAGCTTATATTAAAGGATATGAGTGCGAAACTATAACTCCTTCATATCTAGATTTTGAAAAACCAAGAACAACAAAGAATTTAGAAAATCAAAGTATTAATTATGTCACTGGACCTACTTTTACTTTAAACAGAGTTTCTGGAGCTCCTCAAATTGGAGTAGGTACTAATTATACAGTTAGTTTAAGAGATCAAAGAGTTGGTGCTGCTGCAACCACTGCTGCTGGTAAAGAGATAGGATTAGCACGAGTATATGATTTTGCTTTAGAATCTGGTTCTTATAATGCTTCTAATGCAGATGAAAATGAATGGGATATTGCTTTATATGATATACAGACTTACACCAATATTACTTTAAATTCTAATCCAGAAAAAGCTTTAACTGTTCCTACTCATGTAAAAGGAAAATCTAGTGGAGCTACTGGATATCTAAGATTTAATTCTGTAGGTACTGCTGTAACTGTTTATAATTCTAAAGGAAAATTTATTAGCGGTGAACAGTTAATTTATAATGGAGTGGAAAGCGGAAATATATCTGCAGCATCTACATCTTATACTACCAGTGATATTAAGTCTATTAATGGTACTGTAAGTACCGCAAGCACTTTTAATGCTGATGTAAAACAAAGTCTATTTGCTAACCTTGGGCAAGTTAATATTAGTGCAGCAACTACTTCAGGAGCATCTTTAGGAATTTCTACAGTTACTAGTGCAGATCCAAGTAAATTCTTTGTTGGAATTGCTACAGTTGGAAATATTGTAGAATATAGTAGTCCAGGAAAAACAACTGTTTCATATGCAAGAATCGAAAGTGTTTCTCAAAATTCTTTAACCATTTCTGGTGTTACTAGTGTTACTGGAGTATGTGATGGTGGTTTGCCTACTATAATAGCTGGTGATTCTCTTTCTGGAGAAATTAATCCATCTAACTTTAAGATATTAACTTCTCAATTCCAATCATCAGAAGATAATAATTTATATACTAAATTACCTAAAAATAATATTTCAAATGTAGATTTAACAAATTCTCATATTACTATCAGAAAACAGTTTGATGTAAATATAACTGACAATTCTACTGGTAGTATTAGTAGTGGAAGTGAAGAAGAGACTTTCATGCCTTATGATGAAGAAGATTATGTGTTGATAAGAAATGATGGGGTTACAGAATCATTATCATCAGATAAATTTGATTTTAATGAAGGTTCTACTCAATTAACAATTAATGGATTAGGAACTAATAGTGGTGCTAAGTTAATAGCAACATTACGTAAAATAAATGTAAAAGAGAAAATTAAAGAAAAACAGAAAATTACCATACTTAATATAGTAGGATCTGCTAGTTCTATATCTGGAATTGGAACTACTACATTAAATAATGGATTAACTTTTAATACAGTATATGGAACTAGGGTTCAAGATGAAGAAATTTCATTAAATGTTCCTGATGTTACTAATGTGTACGGAGTATTTGAATCTTCCAATGCTAGTGCTCCTATCTTCCCAGTAATAACATTAAGTTCTATTAATAGCTCTACAGGAAAAACAGGTGATCTTTTAATAGGTGAAAAATTTGTAGGAGATAGTAGTAAATCTACTGGAATTTATATCAGTAAGAAAAGTGATTCTGCCATAAATTATGCTCTTTTAAATGATTTTGATATCCAAATTGGAGAAACAATAACTTTCCAAGAATCTGGAATCAAGGCTACAGTTGGTTCTCTTACATTAGGATCTAATAATATTACTGATGAATTTACTTATGATGATGGTCAGAGAAATACAATTTATGATTATGCTAGATTAATAAGAAAATCTGGATTTAATCCACCAGATCATCAATTAAGTATTGTATTTGAATCTGCTTATTTTACAGCATCTGATACTGGAGATGTAACTACTGTCAATAGTTATGATAATTTTGATTATGGTAAGTTGAAAGTAATTAATGATACTAGAGTAAGTGATATCATTGATATAAGACCTAGAGTTACTGATTTTTCAGGAACTTCTAGATCTCCATTTGAATTTTTGGGAAGATCATTTGATGGATCTGGAAATTCTGCTAAAAATATTTTAGCATCTGATGGATCTATTTTATTAGATTATTCATTCTATCTTCCTAGAATGGATAAAATATACCTCAGTCAGGGAGGAAAATTCCAATTAGTTAAAGGAATTCCTGCTGAAACTCCAGAATGGCCTGTTCCTATAGATGGAGCATTAGAAGTAGCTTCTATAAAGTTACCAGCATATCTCTTTAATATTAACAATGCAAGTATCACTCTTGCAAACTATAAGAGATATCAGATGAGTGATATCAATAAGCTTGAAAAGAGAATTGAAAATTTAGAATTTTACACTTCACTTTCTCTGTTAGAAAATGAAACTTTAAATATGCAAATCACTGATAGTGATGGATTAAATAGATTTAAATCTGGATTCTTTGTAGATGATTTTTCTAATACCGATAGTCAACTTAAAACTACTGTAGTAAAGAATGCTATAGATTTTCATAATGGGGAGTTAAGACCTTCTCCATATACTACTCAATTGGATCTTAAATTAGATTTAAATAGTGCCAATAATATTAAGAAAACTGGTAGGGTATTAACTCTAGATTATTATAATGAAATACAATTACAACAAAATTTTGCTACAAGAGTTGAAAATGTTACTCCATATCTTGTAAGTTATTATGGAGGAACTATTAATTTACTTCCAGATTCTGATATATGGGTAGATGAAGTTGTACTTGAAGCTAAACATGAAGATCTTACCACATATACTGAAACTACTGAACAATTAGATGCTGCTGGATTTGACTCTAGAGCAGGATATGGTCCTGTAACTTGGGGTGGATGGTCTGATAATTGGACAGGTTGGGATTCTAGTGGTTCAAGTAGTAGTCAAGGATGGCAAGGAGATTCTTTAGTAAGAACTACTACTACATCTCAAACTAGAACTGGTACTTCAACTAGAACAGCTTCGAGAACTTTAAAAAGAGAAACCTTTAGTACTATTAATGAAGGACCTAAGGTAATTAATACTCAAGTAAGTTCATACATGAGATCTAGGAATATTAGATTTGATGCTAGAACTTTAAAACCTCAAACAGGACTTTATGCATTCTTTGATGGTCAAGATGTATCAAAATATATTATTCCAAAACTTCTTGAAATTTCAATGACTACTGGAACCTTTGCAGTAGGAGAAACTGTTATTGGTACTGATGCTAATGGTAAAGAATTAATTAGATTTAAAGTAGCACAATCAAATCATAAACGTGGACCTTTTAATGATCCTACTGAAATATATAAAGCTAATCCTTATTATCAATTTACTCCTCTTTATAAAGGAACTTCTGTTTTAGTTGATAATATTGTTCCTGAATCTTCAACTACAACATCTACAAATTTATCTGGTGCTTCTGATGTTGCAAATATACCAGAATTATATTCTTCAACATCTACTATTCTTAATATAGATTTAGAAGCTTTGTCTGAAAGGGCAGAGAATACATATTTTGGATATGTTGAAAAGAGTCTTAAATTAGTAGGTCAAACATCCAATGCCCAAGCTACAATTTCTGATGTAAGACTCAGAAGTGATAGTATTGGTAATATAATTGGTTCTTTCTTTATTCCTAACCCTAATGATATAACTACTCCTAAGTTTGATACTGGCAAAAAAGTATTCAGACTTACTAGTAATAAGTTTAATAGTCAAATTCCAGGTAACGTTACTTGTGATGCTACAGATATATTTGAAGCATCTGGAACTCTTAATACAGTTCAATCGACTATCATTAGTGTTAAAAATATTCATAGTGATATTATAACCAAACAGGAGTCCAAGTCTATAAGAGGAGAAACCACTACTACATCTTCTTCTCATGTATTAGATGTAAGAAGATATAATAATACATCAGTTGCTGCTGATGTTGATGATAATGGTGTAATTGATGAAAGACCTGAGGAAGGTTGGAAGACTCAGCAAGATGTATTTGTTGGACATGCAGATGTTCATGAAGGAAGAGCAAATGCAGTAGTAGATCCAATTGCTCAAGCTTTTATTAATAAGAGAGGAGATGATAGTGATCTTGATATGGGTTCTGCTGCTTATTGGTCTACTCAATTAGCAGAAGAATTAGGTGCTAATGCTACTTCTGAGCAAATTACAGCTAGAATGGAGGAGCATATAGCATTTGCTGATGCATTAGAAGCAGATCCAGTATTTGAAGAAGCATGGACAAGTGCTAATGCTGATCTGATTTCTGCAGGTAAGCAGAAGATGTCAGAACTGACAGGAATATCTGATTGGGATGCAGATGCATTGAAGGTTCCATGCGGAGAAGGACATCGTGATCCACTTGCACAGTCTTTCTGGGTTGATGGAGCTGGAATTTATGCTACTAAAGTAGATCTTTACTTTGGTTCTAAAGATAACTTCTTACCTGTAAGTGTTCAATTAAGAACTATTAAATTAGGAGTTCCTACTACTGAAATAATTCCTTTTGGAGAAGTGGTTTTAGAACCAGATCAAGTAAATGTATCAGATGATGCTTCTGTTAAAACTACAGTTACTTTCCCATCTCCAGTATTTCTTCCAGGTGGTCAATCTTATGCACTTGTTCTTCTATCAAACAGTAATGATTATACTGCTTGGATATCTAGAATGGGAGAAGTTGATGTTCAAACAAAAGATAGACCAGAATCTGAGCAAGTAGTTGTAAGTGCTCAACCTACTTTAGGTTCTCTATTTAAATCTCAGAATGGAGAAACTTGGAATCCAAGTCAATATGAAGATCTTAAATTTACTCTTTGGAGAGCTAGATTTAAAGAAAGAGTTGGAACTATTAATTTTGTAAATCCACCTTTAGTGACATATTCTGAGGATATTCCACCTTTACTTAAAGATTCTTTTAAAATCAATTCTAACAAAATAAGAATTGGATTTAACACTACTATATCAGATGCTGGAGTAACTGTTGGAAATATAATTTCACAAGATGGAAGCAATGCTACTGGAAGGTTGGCTGGAACTGGAGGAACAGCAAATGGTAATTTAACTATTACTAATGCTGGTGTAGGATTTACTCCTTCCTCTGGTGCTTGGACATATCAAAATATTTCTTTGAATACTATTACTGGTTTTGGTCAAAATGCAACTGCTAATATTACTATTACTAATGGAGTAGCATCTGCTGCTACCATAGCAAATGGAGGTAGTGGTTATGTTATAGGTGATGTTGTAGGTATAACATCTGTTGGTCTTAATTCTCTAGGTAGAGATATTAAATTCTCTATTGGGGCTGTTAGTGGTATTAATGAATACGTTCTTGATAATGTTCAAGGTGATTTTGCAACTGGTGTTGGTAAGACAATTAGATATACTACAAGTGCTGGAATAGTTACTCTTAACCATGCTGTTGGCGGTAATGTCTGGTTATCTGGTTCTCCTGTAACTACTAATGATGGACTTCACATTCAAGTTAATCAAAAGAATCATGGAATGTATTCCAATCAAAATACAGTAACATTTACTGATGTAGGATCCGATGTTCCTGCTACTCAATTAGCAGCAGATTATGATTCTTCTTCAACTGGTTCTATTATTGTAGATGATGGAACAGACTTTGCTGAATTTGAAAATGTTGGTGTTGGTTCTACTAACTTAGGTTATGTTAAGGTTGGAAGTGAAATTCTTTCTTATAGTGGAGTAGTTAATAACACATTAACAGGTGTTACTAGAGGAGTTGATTCTACTCAAACATTAAATCATAATGAATTGGATTTAGTTCATAAGTATGAATTGAATGGGGTATCTTTAAGAAGAATTAATACTAATCATAATATAGCAAATGCTACAGTTGCTAATCCCAAAGGACTTGATTACTTTAATGTTAAGATTGATATGTCCACTAATGGAGTAGATAGATCAGTTGGAACTAGTCTTCCTAAGTTGCATTTCAATCAAACTAAATCTGCTGGAGGTTCTCAAATACTTTCTACAGAAAATATACCATTTGAAGTTGTAACTCCTATAGTTCAGAATATAACACCAGCAGGATCTAATGTAACAGCTCAGATTAGAACAGTTACTTCATCTAGTATAGATGGATCAGAAGCACCTTATCAAGATAAGGGATTTGAAGGTATCACTTTAGAGGGTGATAATTATATGTCATCTCCTAGAATGATTGCTTCTAGAATTAATGAAACAACATCATTACCTAATCTCCCCGACAATAAGTCATTTACTTTAAACTTATCTCTTTATGGTGCTGATTCCTCAGTATCTCCTGTAATTGATTTGGATAGAATTGGAGTTATTCTTACTTCAAATAGACTTAACAATCCAGTTGATGATTGGATTACTGATAATAGAGTTAATACTCTAAAAGATGATCCTAATGCATTTGTTTATGCAATAAAACCAGTAGCATTAAAAGATGGAGCAACTGGAATTAAGATCCATATGGAAGGACACATAAATGTAACTAGTGATATTAGAGCATTTTATGCTATTCCTGAAGGACCTAATGATGAATTAATATATCAACCATTCCCAGGATATCCTAATTTACTATCTACTGGACAAATAATAGATCCAGCAAAGAATAGTGGATTACCAGATAAAGCCCTTCCTAAAACTGATGTTATAGCATATACTTCAGATCAGGTTGTATGGAATGATTATGAATTCACTATTGATGATCTTCCAACCTTTAAATACTTTAGTATTAAATTGGTAGGTACTGGTACTAATCAGGCACAACCACCTAGAGTTAAAGGTCTTAGAGTAATTGCACTTGCTTAACATGAAAGTAAAAGGACATAATGATCTCATTAGAGATGAAAATAGTAATGCTATAGTGAATACTAATTCAAGTGAATATGATAACTATCTTTCTCATCGTGCTAAAAGAAAGCAAGGAACTGAAAGAATAGATAATATGGAGAATGATTTGAAATCTTTAAAGGATGATATTAATGAAATCAAAACTTTACTAAGAGCACTATCTAATGGCTAAAAACACTCTTACTTTTGATCCTAGTGCAGGTGTTGCCTATGGTGTCAATCTTACTATCAATACTGGAGCAGATTTGGATGCTGACTATACTGTAGTTGGTACTTCTGGTACTGCTTTTGATTTTACTGGATATAGTGGTTCTGCTCAACTTGCTAAAAGTGTAGCAATAGGTTCATCACAACATGCAATAAAAACCTTTGAAGTTGGATTTACTAGTGCTAAAGGGGGAGAATTTAGATTATCATTAGGTTCTACTGCTACTAGAACTTTATCAGAAGGTAGATATGTATATGATGTTTTAATAGGGTCTGGTTCATCAGTTTATAGGATAGTATCTGGAGATGTGTTAGTTATAGCAGGTATCTCTTCTGCTCCTTCCTAAATAATCTTATACTAGTAAAGTAGATAAATGGCGCAACCAAGCACACGTGGGGAATTAATAGATTACTGCAAAAGGCAGTTAGGTGCTCCTGTGCTCGAAATTAATGTAGCAGATGAACAGATAGAAGATATTATAGATGATGCAGTTCAGTTCTTTCAAGAAAGACATTTTGATGGTGTATATCAAAGTTATAGAAAATATGCATTAACTCAAGAAGATATTGATAGGGGAAAAGGAAATGCAGGTATAACAACTGCTACAGTAGATACAACAGTTGGAGTTACCACTCAGTTTAGTTTTACTGAGAATAGTAATTTTCTTCCAATTCCTCCAGATGTTATTGGAGTTACTAAAATATTCCATTATGATGGAAGTAATACTATCACTAATAATATGTTTAGTGTGAAGTATCAGTTATTCTTGAATGATATTTATTATTGGGGTACTACTGAACTTCTTTCTTATGCTATGGTTAAAACCTATTTGGAAGATATTAATTTCTTATTAACAACAGAGAAACAAATTAGATTTAATAAAAGACAAGATAGATTATATTTGGATATAGATTGGGGTTCTGTATCAGTAGGAGATTATTTAATAATAGATTGTTTTACTTTATTAGATCCATCATCTTATGCTAGAGTGTGGAATGATTCATTCCTAAAACCATATGCTACTGCTCTTATTAAGAGGCAGTGGGGACAAAATATGTCCAAATTCCAAGGGGTTAAATTACCTGGAGGAATAGAGTTAAATGGTATGGAAATGTATGAACAAGCAGAGAAAGAATTAGAAAGAATTAGAGAGAATATGTCTAATACTTATGAACTTCCTCCTCTTGATATGATAGGCTAATGGCATTAAATCCTTATTTCCTACAAGGGTCTTCTACAGAACAGAATCTAGTCCAGAGCTTAATCAATGAACAGATTAAGATGTATGGAGTGGATGTCTATTATATTCCCAGAAGATATATCACTAAGGCTACTGTAATACAGGAAGTCATAGAGTCTAAGTTTGAGGAGGCAATTCCACTGGAAGCATATGTGGATACATTTGATGGATATGAAGGACAAGGTTCTCTTCTATCAAAGTTTGGTGTTCAGGCACTTGATGATCTAACTCTTATTATATCAAGAGATAGGTTTGAAAATTATATTACTCCACTTATTAAGAATATACCAAATATAGAATTAGCAACTAGACCTAAGGAAGGAGATTTAATATATTTCCCATTAGGTGATAGGTTATTTGAGATTAAATTTGTAGAGCATGAGAAACCATTTTATCAGTTAAAAGAGAGATATGTTTATGAACTCAGATGTGAGCTTTACAGATATGAGGATGAAGTCATTGACACAGGAGTGGGTGATATTGATGATAACTTAGAGAAGGCAGGTTATATTGAGACACTTACTCTTGTATCTTCAGGTACTACAGCAGTTCTTACAACTGGTATTGTAGATGGTGCATTATCCAGTGTTACTATTACTAATACTGGAAATGAATACACCAGTCTTCCAAGGGTTGCTATTTCATCTGCTCCTTCTGCTGGATTAACTGCTGTAGGTATAGCATCTATGAGAAATGATCTAGTAGATTATGATGGTGAGAAATCTTATAGGATACGTAG